TACTATAAGAGTTGTAATATTTTTTATCTCTTTAATTAGCCTAAAAACATCGCTTGGCTTACTAAACATTTCTGGGTGCTTGCTAGCTAGATAATCTAAATCCGCGCTTATTTCTTCAGTTGTTATCTTCGATAAATCTCTTATGTTTGGGGCTAAGTCCATTTTTACATTTAAATCACTCTTTGGCGCTGGACTTTCTTTTGTGATGAAATTATCCCCTTTTATTTCTGCGTTTTTAGGGTTGCCTTCTGCGGCGTCCATTTTTATTAGATCGCTTTTTGCCTGCTCTTTTTTAGCCATAAAATCATCAATTAACCCCCTTATTTCTTTGCTTTGTGCCTGAGTAAGCAGATCAAATCTATCTTTTATCGGTATGGCTTCATTTTTCATTATATCGGTTAAGGCGTCAGACGTAGTTTTGGCTTTTAAAAATGCCTCAGCATATAAATTCTTTTTACCAGCTTGTTTGCCTATTAGTGGGATATGTTTTGCCAAGCGTTCAAAACTTCTTGCTACAAATGCCATAGCTACTTTACCGCTAAAGGTTGTAGCCATATTTCCACCTTGGCTTTTTGTCTTTAACCCTACATCTATTGCGTCAATTATGCCTTTTGTGTTTGGGCGAAATTTTGCATCATCAAATAGTGCTTTTTGTAAAGTTTTCGCTTCGTCACTCACAAATTTAGCGTCGCTTAGTTTTTCTGCTACCGCAATAGGATTAAACCCTTTTCTATTCATACCAAGATCAGCTAATTCATCTTTGATAGTGTTTCTAATGTATGCTTTTTCTATCTCACTTATTTGTTCTTTACTAAGACCTTTTGTAGCCTTAGCCCAAACATCGTTATTCTTATTTATTAACTCGCCCATTTTACTAAAGCTAAAATCATCATTTAAAAGATCGTTGTTTTTATTAAAAATTCTAGTATCTTTTAGTGCTTTCATTTGAGCATATTTATCATCTTGCTCTTTTAATAGTGCTCTTAGTCTTCCATCATCGCCAAGAGAGTTAAACATACTATCATCCAACACTTCTTTTAAGGCTCTTGCTTGTTGCTCGCCTGTATAATCTGAGTTTCTTATTGCTTTATTGAGATAACGCCTAACATCAAAAGCTTTATTAATATTAAACCCCTCTTGTGCCATTTGGTCTAAGGCTATACGCATCTTATCTCTATCCTCTACTTTTGCGTAATTAGCCACAATGCTGTTTATTGTATCGTCCAACCCCTTTTTATCTATTTGTAGTGGGCTATCGCCTGCAACTTGTTTAAAGGCATCCACTACCTGATTATAATCGCTCTTTGTAGCATTTACATAGCTGCCTAAAATATCACTTACTAGAGCCTTGTCTTGATCATCTAGCTTTCTAAAACTTTCAGGGTTGATCCTAAAATTTTTATCAATGCCAGCCGCTTCTAGCCTCTTTTGTGCTTGGTCGTCAATTATTTTTATAGCTTTATTTCGCACCAAGTCATCACTACCTATTACATCTGCAATAGTTTTCATTTCGCTAGGATCAGCAAAGGCATTATTTAATGCAATCTCTTGCTCTTTTGTGATTTGTGGGTCAAGTGTGCCTTTGGCTTTGTTCTCTATGTATTCGCCAGCCTTTGTGACTTTATCCTTTACCCAAGGGCTACTTGTCCTATTAGCATAATCCTCTGCATAAGCCTTTGCTTTCAGCCCTAAAGTGTTTATATCGTTTAACTCTATTTTATTGTTGGCCAAATAAGCCTCTTTTTCAGCCAGCTCTTCAGGCGACAAAACCGCATCTGCTGCTTTAATGCTCCTTGTTATGTCTCCCATTGCTGGTGCGTGATTTGAGCTTGTCACATCTCCTACTAGCGGGGTATTATTTATTGCATTTGTAATTTTTTGTTTTATATCTACGTCTTTTATCTCATTGCCAAGGCTATCTTTTAATGTTTTGCTCTTGTTAATTACATTGCCTGCTTTATTTATTAGTGCTTTGCCACCTTTAGCTACTGCATAACCTACGCCATCGCCTAATACACTAAGCCCTGCGTTTTCTAACATTAAATTTGCAAGTGTTCCAGTATCTATGTTTTGCCCAGTATCATTTGCGTTGCCCACATAGTCCCCTGCTGCACCAAGTGCAGAGCCAGTCGCTCCGCCTACCATTACTGGCAATAAACTACTTCCGCCAGTAACTGGTGCTAAAAGCGCTCCCCCTATGCCTGCAGCAATAGCCCCTTTGTTCGCCTTTGTGCTATGCCAAAGGTCTTTTAATATACCTTGGTCTAAATCTACAAGCTCTCCAGCTTTGTTTTTAAAAAGGACATTGCCGTCAGCATTTACAAGGCTGCCTTTGCCTTGTCTTTTTAGCTCAGCTGATATTTGTTTTAATGCATCAACCCCTTTTTGCTCTACTTCTGCTTTATCGCCAAAAAACTTTTGTGTTAGTGGTACTTGTGCGTCAAATTGCGCCCTGATACTATTTATTGCATCCACCATTTCTGCGTTATTATCAGCGTTGGCTTCCCTTATGCGGTTGTCATAGCGATCGTCTGGGTCGCTAAAATAGTTTGTCATAGAGCGCTTTAGCTCATTTGCCTTAGCGTTTATCCCTAGCGCCTTTTTATCATTTATAAAAGTATCATAGTTTTTTGGTTGATTAAATTGCATTTTTTGTCCTTTTAATATTCAGTCACATTGTTATAATTTTTAGTGCTTGTGGCACTTTTACTAAAAAACTTGTCTAATCTCTTATTTACTTCATTAGCCTCATTTATTTCTTTTTGGTATCGCTGTTTTGCATATTGATTACTTACGCTATCTCTTTTTAGCTCCAGCTCTTTTATGGCAGCAGGCATTGTTATCCCTTGTAGTTTTTGAGCTTTAGAAAACTTGTCGTTATCGGCAATTACACTATCAAGCTCTACTTTATATTCTTTGTCAAAATCTTTTCTTTCAGCGTCAGCTTTGCCAACCCTCATATTTTGAAAACCTAAGTTGTTTAATGTTGCTAAAATAGCTTCGGCTGCTTTTTTATCAGCTCCTCTTCCCATTAACGCATTTATATTGTCGCCAATTTTATCGACCAATCCGTCGTAGTCATCTAGTTTTTTATCCTCTGGGATTTGATTTAGTTGTTCTTTTAGTGTCGCTATTGTTTTTATGGTGTTACTTTGTGCGAGGTTTGCATCTAACGCCTTTTTCTCTGCTAAAGATTTATTAATCGCAGCAACGGCAGCTTTTGGGTTTGTTTTATATTGAGCCACCAATGTTTTTACAAATTTATCTTTATCTATTGTTCCGTCAGGGTTCAATGCTCCATACTGCCCAGCCAAATAAGAGTTATCTACGTTTGCCTCTGCAAGAGCCCTTACTTCATCTTCGTCTGCTTGCATTTTCATTTTTAGGCCTATATCTTTTTGCTCCTGCGACGCCTGCCTTGCCGCTTGCCTATCTAGTAGCATTTGATTTTTATACCATTGATTAAAGGCTCTATTTTCATTGTTTGCGTCTATTTGAGCATTAATCTGCTTTTCTTTGAGTGCAAAATCTCTTGCATCGGTGTTCATTTTCCACGCCCTATCTTTTTCTTGGTTCTCTATTTGATTTTGTCTCCACGCCTCGTTAGCGTCAAAAAGTTTATTGTTGTAGTTCTCTTGCGCTAAATTTGATCTATTCTCTTCCGCTAGCCTTTGTTTTGTGAAGTTGTTTCTTACGCTATCTTGATAAATATCCCATAAAGCTCTACCAGTAGCACCCACTGCGTCTATTGTGTTGGTGTTGTAGTTAAAATCTACTTTGTTTGGGTTAAAATATGGCATTTTTGCTCCTTTTTGTGAGGCTTAAATTAATAAGCCTCATCCTCTTGTTGTTTATGAAAGTTTGATGCGTTCCAAGCATTGACTAAATTTTGATTTGCCTGATTTTCTCTTTGTAATTGCCTTTGTGAAAGCATTTTGTTAAAGTCGTAAGCATCTTTATTTAGTTTAAACGCTTGTTTCGCTGCTTTGTTTTGATTATAAGCGCTCCATAGCGCGCCACCAGTTCCTAATGCTGTTAGCCAGTTAGGTGTGCCACCTGCGTCACCACCAAGCCAACTTAAAAAGCCACCGCTACTACCGCCACCATTATTTTTTCCGCTAGCCACGCCCCCAATTGCTTGTGTTATATTGCTTCCACCCCAGTCGTCAAAAAGTCCTGCCATTTTTTCCTCCTTATAGTCCTGCTAATTTTAAAAGCTCTGCGCCATATTCTACGTCGCTCACGTTCTCGCCTTTCTTGGCTCTATCAAACGCCGATAGCTCACTGCTCGCATTTGACCCACTTAAAATTTCATCTGGCTTTTCCTTGTTTTTTGCCACGTTTATCATTCCCATTGCGACTGCTTTCCAGCCAACATAATTTTCACCAAGTAGATCACTCATGCCGTGAGCTTTTGCAAACTGGGCTAGATCATCAGGACGTATTGTTGGGTAGTCTTTTTTAAACTCTGCTAGGTTTTTGTCAAAGACTGCTTGCCTTCTAGCTTCCTCAGCTTGCGCTGCTTGAGCTTGCGAGATTTGATCCATTTGAGCTTTTAAGGCGTCAAGATTTCCAAGACCTAAACTGTCAAGTAGTGCTTGTTTTTCAGGGGCAAGCTGTGGTTGTGATGGCTCTTGCGGTTGCTCTTTTGCTGCTAGCGCTTCAGCCATTGCTTGCTTGATAGCCTCGATATTAAGCTCCTCTTTTTTTGGCTCTTCTGTTGCTACTGGTTGCTCTGTTGGCTGTTCTTGTGGTTCTTGTGCCACTTCGTTTGTTTCAGGCTCTACTTGATCATCACCATTTACGATACTTACTAATTCATTTAGTGCTTCTTGCTCTGTCATTTATTACTCCTCTTTGTAATTTTCAAAAAAACTTAAAAGGTTTTCGAGAGCTTTAATGTTCTCGATCGCCCTTAACCTTATTTCATCGCTGTTCTTTTCATTTTGGCTAGCGGTCACACTTGCCGCATAAAGCCCTAATAGATATTCTAAAAAATCCCTAAACGCTTGGCATTGCGTCAGCTGATAAAGCTCCTGCTTCTGCGATAGGCTCTGCCACGCTTGGCAAAATAGCCTGTGGCTTAAATCGTTTAACAAGCTCACTCTCCTTTCCAATAAAATTCTCAGGGTCTTTTATTCCATATAGTGGCAATAGCTCTAATAGGATTTTCTCGTTTGCTTCTTTCATTCTATTTGCACCCTCGCCGTCTTGAAGCTGTAAGCACATGCCAAATTGAGCTGCTATTACTTGGCTAGCATCCATCAGACTTTTCTTTTGCACCTCTTTATTTAGCGCTCCTATACCAGTGTTTAGATTGATGTTAAAGCTCGGTATTTCACCGCGGTTAAACCCTGCAAAAAATAATGGATCACCATATTTCCAAACAAGAAATGCAAGGCGTTCAAATATAGGCTCAAAAAAGGTCTCATTGTAGGTTCTTATGTAGCCTTGAAGCCTTACGCTACCTTCATTTGCCATAATTGACGCCATTGTCGCTGTTTCTTGCCTAGTTGTTGGTGCTCCGTTTTGCTGTGGGCTCACTCCGCTTACTTCGCTCATTTCTTGTTCGATCACTTGAAGTGTAGCCATTGAAGCGTTGATGTCGCCAGGCGGTACTATCTTGATGTCTGCTGGGCTATCAGTAAAAATCGCACCACTTGGGCGCTCTAAATCAGCCCTTGATATACTTGCACTTCGGTTAAAAATGATCTTTGGCGTTGCTTGGTTTCTTGTTACGTCCGTAATTGAGTTTCTGATAGCATTTAGCTCATCTTGTAAAGGTAACAACGAGGCAAGAGCAGGCTCGCCATAAGCACAAACAAAAGTTTGATCAGTATTGCGTTTTGTTTGTGGCAACATATAGCCAAAAATAAATGGCTGGCCGTCCTTTAACTCTACTTTATCTCTTAGTAGCTCGCTATTGTAAAGCGTGCTTACACTCCATTTATCATCGTCTAGCTCATAAATTTCATTTAGGCAAATTCTCTCATAAGGTCTGTTCTCGCTTAGATCAATTTGCTTAAAAGTTTTATTTTTGATTAACTTCTTTATGTCGTTTGTCGTGAGGTAAATTCTATGCACGATATAGCGGATGTCGTCCGTGTTTTTTGCATCAGGGTCAAAATAGATGTCATTTATGTCCACTTCCTCTATCTTTGCCTCGTCTTTGACCCAAAACACTTTTACGACCGAGCTTGCCGAGAAAGCAGCTTTTAAAAAAATAGGCGAAAAAATCTTATACAAATTTATCTTGTCGCAATAGAAATTTAGTGCCTCTTGCCACTTGTCGATCACATCATGCGTTGAGTTTATGTATGGCTCTAGCTTGGCAAATGTGTCGTTGTTGAAATATGTTTCGGTTAGGCCGTCATATATCCTTTTTGCTTTTGAGTTGAGCTTTGGTATGTAGTTTTTGCTCTTGTTTCTCTCTTTTAGGCTGTTATACTGCTCGCTTTCAAGCACAAGCAAATACGCATCATTTAGCTTGTCAAAAAATGGTTTATACTCCGCATAGCCATTGTATGCTGTTTGCACTAGCTCCTCGAGGTAGCTTATTCTCTCATCGTTCGTCATTTTCGTGTCCTAGTCTATAAATTGTTCTTGTGCTGACATTTGCTAGCTCGCTCACTCTTTTTTTGCTAAGCCCTTTTTGTTTTAGAGCCGTTGCAAGTTTTACCCTTGCTTGCTTTGTAGGGATAAATTTTGCCCCTTTTAGCCACTCGCAAATCATCACACAAAAACAAAGACGCAAAGCCTCATCATCAAGCGTTGCCACTTTCCTAATTAGCTCTACATCAATACGCTCAAAAATATACTCGATTTGTTTTGCCAAATCTACCCAATTTTGGCACTCTTTCACCAAACGCCTCCGTCATCGTAGTTGATCGTGTTTATTTTTGCTGGCAGTGGATCAAAAAACGTAAGAGCAAGGGCGTCCGCCAAGTCAGGGCTAAAGCCAAACTCTTTTTTGATATTCTCTTTTGGCAAGAGTAAATAACGCTCTTTTTTGTCATAATAAAAACTAATAGTGCTAAGCTGTTTTTTGAGTTTGTCGTTTGACACGATACTAAGCAACCTAAATTTCTCTTTGAGTGTGAAATAAGCCTCTGCTCTCTTGTTGGTATAAAGTTTCTCATTTGTAGCTTTGTATGAAAATTTTGCCTCTCTGACTATGCCACGCAAGCCAAAATCCACTAGAGTATCAAACACACCAGCACCAACGCCCACGCTATCGATAAAAATAGCGTCTGGCTTATCCTCACTTCTCTCATATATGCCAAAAATCTCCCTTGCTAAAGCTGTCACACTATCAAGCCGAAAAGTATAAAAGTTTGTGACGCCATAACCTTGCCTAATGCAAAGCACGCTTTCATCATCTCCCTCGCGTGCTACATCTAGCCCCCAAATAATATTCGCCTTTTCGTTTGACATCTGCGTGCTAAAGGCGTTTTCAATTAGAGCAAGATTGAATAGCACGTTTGAGGTTGTATCTAAAAACTCGCCGTATATCTCTTGTCGCACTACGTCGCTATCTATACCGCCAAGCTCTGCCACCATTTCGTCTATTTGTTCTTTTTTAAGCAGTGGATTATTGAAGCTTGATATTTGAAAATTTACCCAGTCTTTCTCGCCACTCATCCCACGTTTGGCAAGATCATAAAAGCGGTTCTTGCCTTTTGGCACGCCGCCTATAAATGCTCTTGATTTTGGATTATCTAGTAGCATTGCTCTTATGGCGTTATCCCAAAGGTAAGCGTCTTTTAAAATTATGCCTGCCTCGTTTAGTATCACTATGTCGTAGCCAAAGCCCTCAATGTTTTCTGGGCGTTCTGCGCTTCTCATATCAAGGTAGCCCTCGCCGATGCTTAGCTTTTTATCTTGAGCGTGAAATTTATACAACTCTTTTGGCAGGGCTTTTAATTCAGGCAAAAAATAGCGCTCATAATATCTTTGTAGGTTTGACGTGATAGTATCTACCCAAAGCACTTTTTTGCCTTCTAGTAGCCACTCGATCGTAGCGTTTGCGATGCCCTTGGTAAATCCTACACGGCGCCCTTTCTCTATTGTGGTGAAGCGTGCAGTATTCTCAAAAAAGACTTCCTTTTGCCACGGCGTATAGGTTAGGCTTAAATTTATATCGCTCACCCTGCCGCCTTTTCAAATATCGCCTCAATAAAGAGCCAAACGCAGATCACGCTTGCAATAGCCATACTCACGACTACACAAAAGACAATATCTGCCCAAGTGATTTTATTCACCCTTTAGCTCCTTTCTCTCAATTATGATTTTTTGCTCGCTTTGTACGTTTGCATTGTTGATCACAGTATCAGCCTCACGACCTAGCACGGTCTCTTTATTTCTAGCGGTTATCCTGCTGTGTGCTTCAACGTCTGCTATCCTATCGCTCATCTCTAGCATCTCATCCGCTTTCTTTTGATTTCTAATCGCTGCGTTTTGAAAATAGATCAGGTGTTTAGTCTTTTCATCTACTATTTCGTGAAACGCTTTCACTTTTGTTTCATTTTCGTTGGCTAAAGCCGTATTTATCGCCACTTGTTGTTTCACTAATTCAGCATCTGCCTGACTTATGCCGTTGCAAATTTTAAAAACTGCACCTATGCTTACGTCATATTTAAAGGCTAAACTTTTCTTGCTAGCCCCTAATTGATACTCGGCTATGATCGCTTCTTTTGTCTTGTCGCTTATCTTTGCCATCAATAAATCCTAAACTCGCCCTCTATCACTCCAAGGGCTATTTTTCTCTCTAGCAGTTTTCGTTTTATTTTAAAAACGTCCGTTTGCATACCTTTCACGTCCTCTATTATCCGCTTGCCATTTTTAAGGCGATAAGTAAAATCTGCTATGTATCTGATCTCGCGCACAGTTCTAAAGCCTTGTCTTGTCGTTTCGTCTGCTATGGTGTAGCTAGGCATAAGCACAAACGGCACTTGGCGGTTTAGCTCGCTTATCTCGCCAGCACGTTGCAAGGTCTCCAATTCTTGATTTCTACGCCACTCCTTTGCACTATCAAAGCCCTTGGTTTTTTTATTGTGATATTTGCTCCTAGCAATCACCAAAACGTTGCCAATTCTCATCTGCTACCTCCTCGTATTTTTCTATACTCTCGTGTTTGTGCGCGTGACACCATTGATGACACTCTCTACAAACGGCTATTTGCTTGCTGTCGTCCTTATCTGCTCCAAATCTACCATAGCGTACGTGGTGGCACTCTATGCTTTGTTGTTTCTCGCATATTTGACAAAGTGGATATGCTTCAAGTAGTCTTAGCTGATAGGCTCTATTTTCACTTCTTGTTAATCTCAAAATAGCCCCTTTGTGTCATCGTCCTTGTGTTTCTCGTTCCACTTTCTCATTACTTCAAGCACTCCGCTTGCGTCCTTGCGACTTACCTCAAAGCTATCAAGTATCTTTTTGTTTTCGTCTGCTACCTTTGCGATTATGCTAGCTCCGCTTTCGGCTATCGTGATATAAACGGCTTTCATCTCACGCTCTTTTTGCAAAATTTAACGCAAGAGCAGATAGCCCAATTCTTAGCCTTGCTCTTGCTTCATCGCTCATTTTTAGCGGTGCGTCTGGATCAGCTGGGAGTAAATTTGCATTATTTGCCGCTTCTATTTTCTCTTGCTCTTTTTCTTTCTCTTTCACTTCTCTTTCACTCACGTATTTGATTACGCCGATACGCTTTTGATTTTTAAAGAGCCACGCATAAACCTCTGCCTCGTCATCACTGCTTAGCTGCACTGGCTTACCTGCTTGGTTTATGTGGTAGTGGTTGATTAGGTTGCCGTATTCATCTACGCCGATGATCACAAAATCTTTGTAGGTTGCTCCATAGCAAAGCCTCTCATTGCGAAAAAAGGTTTTTACAAACTCTACCAACTGCTCGATATTTTTAAAGCTAAATTTGCCCTCTTTGATCGCTTCTAGCGCCTTTTGCTTTCTAAAAGCTGCCACGGCGTTTTTTGTGATTAGCTCGCTTGACTGTTTCGGTTGAATAAAGCTTGTCCTATACGCAAAAAATGGGATAATATCCTCATCTTTTAGCGGTTTTAAAAGCTCTGCTGTGATTAGTGCTTGAGTTTCATTTACGCCAAGCGCTTCTTTGATCGTTTGTATGCGGTTCATTTAAAACGGCTCCTTGTTTTCAAGATATGCCACGTTTTGGGTAGCTATTTGGTTCGTTTCTTTCGTGCTCTCGAGGTAGTAGCTTACATCGCCACCAAAACGCCTTACGTCCTCTACGCTTAGGCTAAGCCCACTTTGCGCTTTGTTGTAGGTTGGTTTTGGCTTAAAGACGCCCTGCCACTCATTTCGCATTGCTTCTCTTATGCATTCGTTTACGTCTATGCCCTCGCTCGCCCATTTAGCCCACTCGCTAAATTTCATCTCGATACCCTCAGTGCTTAGTTTCTCTCGTCGCTCTTTCTTGTAGGCTAGATATTTTTGCCAAAGATTTGGATCGATGAAGTCAGGTAGTGAAATGTCCTTAGGGGGTAGGGGGGTTTGTTTGGTTTGTGTTTGAATTGTTGTTTGATCTGTGTTTGAACTGTCTTGATTATTATTCTTTATTGATTTTGTATTCTCACAATATCCATTTTGCATTTTAGCTTTTTCCATTTCGCGTTTTTGCAAAATGGATTTTTCGTATTCGCAATTTGGATTTTGCAATTCTAAATTATCGTTTTTGCACTCGTTCGTAACATTAAAATTAGTATCAATTAGATAAAGAAAATCATCGCCTAAAGAATACCAAGCTGTGCGGTCAAATTGATTTTTGTTAAAATTCCCTTTTACTATTGCATTAATCTTTTCAAGTTTCTTTAAAATTCGGTTTATTTTATCCGT